GCATAAGTGACTCAGCGTCGGGTGTGTCTGCAAATCTAACACACCCGAAGGCAGCGTTTTCCACTACGCTGCTGAGCTACGCTAATAAAATTGTGACTACGAAAAAACCCTGGCTATGCCAGGTAAAAATTTCATCACATGAAACAGATACGGCATAGCTCAGGGACAATTGTCCCCCATCTCAGCCACCGAGATGTGGATTTTGTTTTTCCTGCTGGAGAATCTTGTAACTCCACATTTTCTGTAACGGGGTGTCTGTCCCCGCGAGTCCTGCTTACGATGAAGCAGGCTCAGACTCCTGTGGCACTCGCCATGCTACAGGAGCTCCAGTGAAGAATCCGAGGTTGAAATCTTCACCAACTGAACTATAACAGTGGATCAAAGCTGAATCCGCCGTTGATGTATCCCATACAGTAGTCAGTTCATGGTATGCATTGAATGCAATACTCGATGTCTTGTTTGCGGCTTTAGCCGGAAAGAAACGAAGATTCGAGTGGAAAGGCATTTCTGCTTCCAGAACTGGATTTTGTTGCGTTGTTGTAGCAACAGCACCGTCCCAAGTATGCGGAATCTCGATCTCTGCTTGTCGAACTCGATCAAACTTATTTCCAGATCCCTGCGTAATGGCGGCGTTTTCTGTGTGCACATAACCTGCTGGTTCTTCCGCAACACGTCTTAACTGCATGAGAGACGTCTCGGTGGGAATTCCGCCTGTCCTCAGGTACTTCCATCTCAATCCTCCACGAATGCATGTAAATGCTGGCGTGACATAATTGAGAAGCGTCATCTTGCAGTAGTTGTATGGTGTTGCTGCTGCAGGTATGATCGTCTGATGGATAGCACCTGGTGCATACCCACGGTAATATGGAAAATCATTATTCCTCACCGTTAGGTATTTTGTGCCTATAGTCGCTGGTGTAATGGCTGAATGCCAATTATACCTCTTAAGACATTGCCGAAAAGATGTGACTGGATCTCCATAGTATACACATATTGTGTGATCTTGATCACTCAATGGTACTGCCATGGTATCCGATGCTTCCATCTTCATCGGTTCGTCTTCATTCTTCGTAAGATCAGCGTCTGGATGTGACTCTGATTGGTTCATTTCTGCCATTTGGGGTGAGAAAACCTCACCCGTCTGTGGCTGAAACCAAACCAAGTCTTGAATATCCGATGAATTCGGATCAAAGACTTCAAAATCATCACCCATGGAAACAAAAACATTGACTTCAATATCATTGTTGGCTGTAGAATTGGGAACAGTAAGTTCATTCACTACATACACTGAGAGAATTCCATTACCAAAATTGAGCGGATCAGCACCAAGTGCTGATGGCCCATAAGGTGGTGGATTAACTCCAGGTACACGGTGATTGATTAAACTCTTCTCATGACCCCAACCAATATCGATTGTGAAATCACGTTCTTTTGCTAGATCAATGATGTGTGTGTAATTTGTATTGTACTCATTTGTTCTTGGATATGAAGGATCGTACGTAATCTTTAATCTGCCTTTGTGAAAGGCAGATGCAACGATTTGAAATCGAAATTTCATTGTACCCCTCCATCTCCGAAACGGTAGAGCAGCAAAACAACATGCAGGGAAATGCAATTCATCTGGAGAACCAGATATTGTATTCCACAACACAGGACTCACTTCAGTGTTCCATAGCAATGTTTCCGTGCTGTAAGCAACAGCCCACAAAAATTGAGTCAAAAATGATTCTCTCTGCGCAATAGATTTGATTGTCATCTCATCTTTCATGCCGAGACCCATCACCCTTGGATCAATGGTGAGCTCTTGTTTAGCATCAAGCGTCAACTTGTTACTTGTATCAGGGACATTGGTATTAGCCATATTTCCCAAGTACACTGGCTTAAACGGAACGATATCCGCAAGCTCAACAGGACGCGAATAGCCAAACATTGTTGCAATACTTGATACCGCAGATGCAGCGAGCTCAGTTGCTCTAGCATACATCCCGATACCGGGTACCTTACTTAGAGCTCCTGCAGCCTTAGCTACAACGCCTGCGGGTCGTGAAATTGGACCAGAACCATATTCATCTTTGACTTGAGGAGTAAACACCTCTCCCATTTGCGGTGAAAGAGCACCAGGCTCATTTGCAGTAGGGATAGAAAGTGATACTTCCTCAGCCCAAGCGAATACTGAAACTGTTACAGAATCTGTTGCACCATTAGCGTGCTTCAAATTCTGCATTCCGTGTATGATAATATCTCCCATTTCCCTCCATTCTTGACTAGGAATGCGTAAAGCATTCTCATACCAAACGAAGGGAAGGGTGAGAGTACCACCTTGACTTGTAGTCGGGTCCAAATACACGTGTGGCCGTTGACTCGCTGCAACAACATCTTCAATAAAGAAAGATCTGTCTTTCGTGAAGCTGTCTAAATTATGCAGCGGTGTGTAGGACGCAATTGCACGTCCATAATGAAAACCGTTTCCGTTAAGCATGATCCTAACCTTCAGCTTACAACGCAACAGGTTAAAATTTGTGATACGATTCAATACCCTGGTGTTTTCAAAGAAATCCTGCCAGGGATTAAATGTCTCAAACAAATTCGTTCCCGTCGCCCAATTGTAAGACCGAATCTTGATGGGACGCGAGAAGAAATTCTCAAGCATCGCATCATCAGTATCAGCTATCCTAAACGTGTTATCGGGCATACTGTCAACGGTATAATTCCATTGTGGAGTCTGATCACTAAAACTTATGTTCTGGTATTGTGACTCCAAACTTTCCTCATTGATTGTTACATTAAATCTTTTTGTGTTATTCATACTGGTAGCAAGTCATCATTAACGCAAATGTGGGCGACTCAACCCACACTGCGTGTGTCAATCTTGCGTGTGGCGAACACACCCCTAAATAGGGGTACTTTACGAGGAAAGTGCCTCACTCTGCAAGCCTACATCGTCTCCGAACGATCGACAGATTGGAGACGTGCGGTCATCCAATACAGAGTGCCCCCTTTTGGTTATGATAGACGTGGTGGGATACGCCCAGAGGGATGCATTTAGTGTCTGCCCAAGACGGAGACTGCTTAATCGTACTTCTCCTTCCAGACCTTCAATCTGTCATCATATGATTCATGAATGACAGTGCAGCCATGGGAAATACCAGCACGCTCAGCAATCTCCTTCATCTGCGCTCGCCTATATTCGTAATGATTACGTCCATAAGCAAACCACTCTCGCAGAGCTCCATCAATGTTTTGCATTGCTTGTTGCTCGCGGGTAATAGCTTTGGACTTGAGAACGGCATGCAAACTCTTGAAGATAGAATCTTCATCAAGAGCTCCCATGATCATTCCAATATCTTCCGAATACTTATTGGCGCGTTTGAGCAGATCTGCCTCCTCATCTGTCATGTAAGGAGTAGGGTCAGACTCTTTGTCTGGCATGGTAAACTTCATGTCACGCTCCTCTAAGAACTTTGCCACAGCAATGTGGTTAAACTCTGGGAAGAGCTCGTGAACTGAACTCTTAGCATCATCGCCATATGTAATCAATGAGCAAACCTCACGGAATTCAGGAACGTCTTTACGATCCTTATACGTGTGGTAATATGCACATCGAAACAACAATGCGTTTACTATAGAGTTGACATACACTGTAAGATTGTGTCCCGAAGGATTAGATCCATAGTGTTGAATCAAGTCACCATTATATGCCATAAGTGGATAACAAATGTCGGTTGCAATACCTTCCATAATTGTAAGGTCTCTTTCCGAATATCCACAATGTCGACCAATCTCCATCATAATTCTGAAGGCGCTGAACATTACTTGGGCAGGCATTCGCAAATCATACTTACTGTAATCACCAGCAAGGATGCGATCCTTCCCATAGCGCATGACATGTTTTGCCAATTGATCCCATTCAGGACCTTGGGCATTAATGCCAACAGCACACTCAGATGTAAGAGGCAATATGGACAAAATACGAGCAATGGGCAAGTAATACTTGCGCACCAAAAGCTGCAAGGCAATCGGTGCACCCTGAAATACTCTGACCTTGTCCTTGGTCAATTTTGTTGGCTCATCTTTCAAACAAGCCTTGAAGATAGGATAAGCTCTCTCTCCCTTCAAGTAGAGCTCTTCCATCTCCCTCGCATGGTCCCAAAAACGCTGATCGAGGATTGCAGGGCACTGGTGTGTAGGAAAATCCTTAGGATCACACAAAGTCAAGAAATTTGACTTTGGACCCGATAATGGATATCCTACTGATGTATTGGGAGGCATTTTATCAATGAAACGCACTCCATCACGACCACAGACTGTCTCCATGTCTGTCAAAGGTCGTACATCAACAGTGAGTCCTGGAATTTCGTCCAGCATTTTAGTAATCCCACTGAGATAGTCATCAGCAGCTTTCTCTAACAATGATCCTTCAATACCACAAGATGGTTTTGTAGAATATTGCAAAGATGCTTGCCAAGGCCATCCCTTGCGAAACTTAGGGCCACCCCATTTCTGGGGAACCCCACATACGTCCTCCACGTATGCCGAAATGACAGTGTCTTCTACATCAGAATGATATGATGCACGTCCTTTTACTTGACCATAGAATTTACAATTTGTACCTTCAGGCAAGTAATTAACGGGACTCTTGGGGTGAACTTTTGTGCTTTCGAAAAATTGAATGTCATAGAGCTTTGTAGGCATAGTGCCCGAACTCTTTGATAAAACCACATTCGGTTTCTTCTTCAACTCTTCAAATGCACGTTCAAAATCACCCTTCAATAGAAGACCACTACAACCACGTGTCTCACCATTCTTGCCTCCGAGATGAAATCCTCCAATGAGAGGACCCTTTGTCTCAGTAACAAGCGGAGCCATACACAGTCCTTCAAAAGTTTCGAAAGACAAATTGTATTTGGCTCCAAAGAAAGACGCAGCGAAAGTGTCCACCATTCCACATTCCATCTTCAATTTTGATATTGCCTTATCTCCATCTGGCTTCTTGTAAACCAAACGAGCAGGTACATCATTGAACTGAAATGTTGGAAGGTAGTCTGTCAAATCTTTCCAATCCCCTCCATTGGGGACCCAAACCAATGACAAATCGGAATTGGGAATATCAACACTATTCTTGCGATACAGGAAGCTCTCGAAATTGCCTCCTATTTTCGCAGGATCATGGCGCACAAACTTTGCCTTCACATCGTCTGCAATCCACATGTGTTGAGGAACGAGCGCAACATTTGACTTAGGGAAGAAAGCATCACATTCAAAGTGACGTTCTTTTCCTTTATCATCAACCTGGATATGCATGTGACAAAGATTGTCAAAAACTTTAGACTCCAATTGGTCTGGGGTCGTTGTTTTCGACTTATCACTGCACGGCATAGGAGAAACAATAACTCCAGCCCAGGGATTTGTTTGCTCGTCACGCTCCTTAATGTCAACCATAGACGTAGGAGCGATATTCCCTTGTGGGGAAGGCACAACCTTAATAGCCTTCCAAACCTGTGCCAAAGAATACAATGCTGCAATCACGACGCACACTCCAGTTATCCACTGAATGTGTTTATCACGATACATCTTAAATACCTTTGGCATAGCTTCATTGTCTGCTGCAACTTCTGCATACAACTTCTTCTTCTCATACTCTACAACTCCGGAAATTCCGGAGAGAGGAAAAGCAAGAAGTGGTAAGCACCAAAAGCTAACAAAACAGACAAGGAAACATACAAGACCCACAAAAAGAAAATGGTTCAAGTAGGATCGACGAATTCGTTCTTCAAGATCACTCTTACGAGTGACCCAGACGATATTTTTCATCCAATCCTTTTCAATCCATTCTGCTGGAATCCAATTTGTCCAACATACCCAACGAGAATTCTCAAGCCAATCAAGACGTTCTAACAATGTCTCAGTTGCTTTCTTCTCGATCTCGTCGGTCCAGTATGCAATCTTTGGTCGCCACCATCTATCCCACTTACGAACTTTGGGAATCATAGCGGCTACAATCCTTTCACCAATTTGATTGTCAAAGACTTCTTTGTCCTGCTCTTCTTCATGATGGGCTTCACAGCGTGTACAGTAACCTGTAACACATCGAGCATCCATCTTATGAAGAACCTGATGAACAGCAGTCTCACACATACAAACATCTGGTTTGGAAAATTACATTCTGGACAGAGCACAATCCTACCGGCAAGATCCGAATTATTCTTAACAAAATCTTTCTGATTAGCATAAAATTTCTTCGAGTCCTGACCGATCCAACGGATTAGCTCTGGTAAACCAATATCCTGAAGCTGCTTACCATTCCATTCAACAACTTCCCATCCAACTGTTGCAGCCTTTCCTTTAGTCTTATTAGGAATAGGAAAAGACTTTTCTACTGTGATGAGCCAGAAATCTGGAATCACAGGAGCACCATTTGGATGTAAAGCTCTAACCTTATCTTCATTCAACATATCGTGTACCGCATACTCTGGTCGCACTTTGCAAGTAAGAGTAATACGATCACGACGTGTAATTGAAGCAGGTTCATTGGAATAGACTGTAGCACATGTGTCCTTCACATTCTTGGTACCAATAACAACTTTAGGTTCAACAGACACCTTACCCTTCATGTCAGCCTCGGCCATGTTCGCATACATACGAACATTATTGACCAACTGAATCATGAGATTAGTAGGTGCTTGCTCAACAAAGTCGGCTTTGGTATTACCAATATCATCAATGAGAACTCCATTCGTGTACGATCGATAATTTGACATAAATTTGTCACGCTCATTCAAGGTGACAACTCTGTCATCGGTCGCGGTGTAACCATTGTACAATAGGGTTGTTACCATAAGTACATTGGCTATAGTGGATTTGCCGACAGCAGTTCCACCATATACACCAATCGAATATGGAGCTTCACGAAGACCTCCTTGGACACGAGTTTGGCGAAATGTGGCCTGCCACTGGCGTAGAGTGTCGAGTTTCCTACGCAAGATATTCTTCTCGACAACACCACGACAAGTGGTAATCAACATATTCACCTTCTCAATGCACTTGGCAAGCAATGCCTCGTAATCATTCTCCGACATGTTTTCATATTTCTCGAGGTTTCCACAACGAGCATATTCATTACAACGGAGACACTTGGCATAAGCTTCTTCAAACTCCTCGTTTTCCATGTTACCATATAACAACGGCTTGATCGACTGACGCTCAAAACACATATATCCACCTTCTGCAAAGTAGACGATAGTTTCAAAAGCAGCGTCAATCAAATCAATGGCTGATGCTTGTTTGGTAAAGGCACCAATGGAAAACAGTTTCATTCCTCCAATTCGGAAATCAAGATCAGATGCATCACACAGCCCAAGAGCCAAACAAAGACTCAAAACGTGTGAGATTTTCTTAAATCCATCATTCCGAATGACAAGTGTCCAATTTTCTTGCAACTCCTTCAGAAGAAGGAGCCACTTGGGCTTGTCTTTTTCAGCAACAACTCCGATTTCACCTGTTTGACAATCGAAAGTAGCATCTAAATAACCAGTAATGTAAGTCATAGCAGTATTTGCCACAGACTCACGGTAATGGGTTTTCAGATACAAAAATGTTGTTGCTAGGAAACCAGATGTTGTGGTACAATCTTTTGCAGCTACAAAATATGCAACCAAATCTTCAACTTTGTTCAAGATTTCCGAATTTACCGGAATTCCTCGAACATTAGCAAGATTGGACAATGCAGTTGCAACTGCAACAGAACCAATTTGAGGTGTAAAAACTTCTTTCCTCTTTGGTTTCCATTTTTCTCTATCCTTTCCACCACGGGGCCTCTTGATACGTTCTTTAACTCTTGCTTTCCTGTTCTTAAAGTACTGTGCACGACGATCTTCTTTCGTCTCAACTTCACCCATTTGAGGAGTGAAACACAGTCCTGTACGAACTTGCAAGAGCCATAAACGATGTTTCCATTGTTGGATTCGTCGCATCTTTTCCAAGCCATATAAACTGGCAAGGATTAGAGAACCAATCCAACACATCAAAGCAGGAATGACTATATAAAGGCACATACAGAGAAGATACAAGATCATCTCACATGTGCCATCGACTGAAATGGATGACAAAGCAGAAGCTGTCAATCCAAAATCTGTCCACCACGGAAAAGTCAAAACTGCAAAATAGCCAACTGCATAGAAAAACATCAAAGGGTGATACCAGAATAAACTGAGAAACCACCTGATGAACAACCAGGAAATCGAAATAACCTGATTAAAATCTGCAGTAGCATATTTGAGGGCTGGCCTTTGGCATACCAGCAACTCCCGAACACAATTTCCGTATTTGCTAGCCTGATCTAAAAAGTAGTTCATGCTGTGTTCAAGATAAAAGGAACGTGGTCCCTCAACTGCAAAATCAAAAGATTTTACACTCACATCACACTTCGAAAGAAAACTCATAAGTCGTCTTACGGCAATGCCAAGGTTTCTTTGAATACCCCAAACTTTGCGACAAAATATTGTTAATATCTAGGTGTGATGTCTGAAATATTGTTCAAATCTAGTAGTTCACAAGCTATCATCGAGTGCCAATCTCAAGACCTGTGATTCTGAAGCCTCACCGGAACAAATGAGGTAAATCGAGTTTCGCTTGACCATTACGTCGACCCATGCTAGAAGGGTACGCCTCGAACTCCGTACTCTATCAAAGAACGCCAAGCCAGCGCTAGAGTGTAAAAAACAAGATCAATATACAATCGAGTCAGAATTATCAATTCATGACCGATTACCAGAAGGTGTCTCTTACGACTACCAAAGTGTTACCTATTACTAGAATAATGAAATGTGAATCCATGTGAGAACCGCCAATCAGCGGCTTTACCGACTAATAGTGACAAAACTCTTCCGAACATGTACCTCCAAATGGAGTCGAAATCAGAACAGCCACGTCACCGTGAAGCCGGGGGAGCATCGCTGACTCAAGGTCGGATTTTCAACAAACATGGACGCGCCTGCAGAAGCAGGTACACATCACCTTGGTAAACAAATCATTTTTCTATAGAGGCATAAGAAATCATTGTTACCTATAATAAATTTGACATACTTCATAGACCTGTCTTATCTCAGATATGTCTAACCTCTTGACAGAGGGGTCCCACTATCCCAGGGAACGGGTATGATAAAGGTGCAAAACAGCAAAGATATCAGTGCAGAACTAAAGAGCGTCGTAACGCTCTAAAGCACTACATCTGACACTAAAACTGGGCGTGGTTAAACGCCAACTACACTGACAACTCCGCATACGCAAAAACGC